GCTGATTTAATCTTTGGTTCAGCTCAGGTAGCCGGTGCAGTTGTAGCAGCAGATGCAGAAGATACAATTACGCTTGTAGTTGCGAAGTTTTTACCTGGTGACTGGGTTTCACTTGAATGTGATGGTACGAAATGGTATGTTGAGGGGTCAGTAGTAACAGCAGCCGGATGCACATTTACAACCGCTGGATAACAATTTAAAAAATTAATATAAATGGCAACAACAACAACAACAAGTAGTAATTACGTCGGCAAAGTAGCCGGTCAAATTATTGGTGCAGCAATCAAAGAAGCCGATACCTTGAGATTAGGTCTTTTGACAGTCGCTGAAAATGTGAATTACAAATACAATCTTCGCAAAATCGCTTATGCTGATGGAACCGTTGATTATACCTGTGGGTTCACTCCTGAGGGAGCCGTTACGCTCTCTGAAAAACAGATTATACCCAAAAAAGTAATGAATCCTTTCCAAATCTGTAAAGAAGATTTTCGTCAGACTTGGAGTGAGGACGCAATGGGAGCCAGTGCCAGCAATCCAAATGCACCAGCTGACATTATGGAAGCAATGCAGATTCAGGTTTTAGCAGCTCAGGCCGAAAAGGTTGACGAAGAAATCTGGACTGGTGTAAATGCAACAAATGGCGAAATTGGTGACGGTTTTATCGTTCAGTTTGCCGCAGATGCAGCAATCATTAAAAACGGCAACGGATTAACAAGTCCGAACCACGCTGTAACAGAATCAACCGTTGAAGCTGATTTAAAAGTAGCTTTAGCCGCTATCCCTCGTTCTATTCGCAGGGCAAAAGATTTAATCGTAGCAGTTTCATCTGATGTATTTCAGGCATATACTTTTTACCTTATCAGTAAAGGTATTGCATGGAACGGAAGTACTGAAGAAAAACAGGCCAAATTCGGAAAATACAACCTTACCGAAGTAAACGGATTACCTGATAATACAATCGTTGTTTACCAGAAGAAAAACATGGTATTTGCTACCGGATTGGAAGGTGACCATAACGAACTCGTTATTAAAGACGAAGATGAAATCGGTTTGTTAACCGGAATGGTTCGCGGTAAAGTTGTTTACAATGGTGGTATGGGGTATTACAATTCAGCTGAAATTGTTTGGCTTTTGATAAAATTGTAAAATCATATTAAAGAACTTTAAAAGGGCGGGTAGTTTTGCCCGCCTTTTTTTTAACATTTAAAAAATAAAAATTATGATTTGCGATATTACACAAGGTAGATTAAAAGTTTGCAAAAGCTCACTTGGTGGGACTGCAAACCTGTATCTTTTCAACTTTTTAGAAGACCCTTTCACAATCGTAGGCGGTGAAGCAACTGCAAAAAATGCACTGTTAACGGCGGCATTTAAATACGAATTGGAGGGTGATTTGAATACGTTGGTTGAAGATATGGTTACTGACAGAAACACCGGTACAACTGTAAACACACAAACGTTAACCGTATCATTAAAACAAGTAGATGCTGACACGGCCGCAGAATTAAACCTGGTTGCAAAATCTTATCCAATGGCAGTAGTTCAGGATAGAAACGGCGTTTATCATGCAATCGGTATTGATGATGGAATTGATTTTAGCGTTAATTCAACCACAGGCGGGGTTAAATCTGATTTTAACGGATTCACTTTGACAGGGGTAAGTACAACCGGAAGTCTTTCACCTAAATTGGATGATGCAACAGTAACAGCATTTTTAGCAATTGTCACTCCAACGATTAGCGGGCCGGCTTCGGTTGCGGTAGCAGCTTCGATAATGTTAATTGGTTCAGGATTGCCTGCAGCTGCTTCTACATGGGTAAGTGGAACACCGGCAAAAGCAACAGTAGTTGATAATAACACGAATACAGTTTTTGTTACAGGTGTAGCAACAGGCACGACAGTTATAACTTATACTGATTTGTCAGGCCAAACAGCGACAAAAACGATTACAGTAACGTCTTAATTCAGTCAATCACTAAATAAAAAAAGCTGTCAATTATTTGGCAGCTTTTTTTATTTCATTGTTTTGCTTTTTCTAAAAGTTCAATTCTTTCTTCAAGTTCTTTAATTTTCAACCATAAATAATGAATTTCTTCTTCCGATGAAGTATGCTGTTGTTCTTGTATTTTTCGTTCTAATGTTTGTATTTTATTCATATTAAAACGATTATCAATTTCATTGCATTGAGACATTTCGGCATTTATAGCATCATTTTCGTTTGGGTAATAAGTCCCATATAAGTCATATCCACCTCTCATAATGTAGTTTTTTTATTGTTGTTTTATGATGTAAAGATAAAACCTTTTAAGTTAAGATTCATTCTAAATAAGTGTTTTGCAGTAATTTGTAACGATTCTAAATAATCAAAAAATAATAATAGTAACATATTTCACGAAATATAGTTATATAAATATGAAAGTAGTAAATCCAAATAATACGACACATACAATTCAAATAATCCCTCGTTATTATGACTTTGGCACTACTGTTTTAACTTTGACAAGTTTAGGAACATCTACTAACGTTACGCACACAGCCACAACAACCAACGGAATAACAGAAATTGAGTTTGATTTTGATTTTACCGAACGTGATAAATACGAAATCAAATTAACAGAAGGCACTGAAATTGTTTACAGAGGTCAATTATTTGCAACTGAACAGGAAACACAGGATTTTAATATTACAGTAAATTACATTTCTTATGAGTGATACAAGCGAGATTCGATTAATCCAAATGAATCAATATATCAGGCCGGAAGTTAAAGAGGTAAGCAATAAAGATTACGTTCTAAACGGTCAGTATAATTCATTCTACAAGTATGTAATCGGGCGTTATAATGGAAGTTCTACCAATGCCGCAATAATCAATACTTACATCGATTTGATTTATGGTAATGGCCTGCAAAACTTAAACGGAAATGTTCAGGACTTTTTAGTATTCAAAAAGATGTTATCTGATATTGAATTGAGAAAAATCATATCAGATTATGAACTTTTTGGAGAGGCCGCAATTCAAATCATAAAAGCCAAAGGCGAAAAACAACCTACTTTATACCATTTACCAAAAGAAAACACTGCGCCAAAAAAAGTAAATGAAGATAACGAAATTGAGGGTTATTTTTATTGTGAAGATTGGCGAAGAGTGACAACAGAAACACTTGAATATTTTCCTGTATTAAGCGAACACAAAACACAAACCGAATGTTTTGTAATTCGACCTTACAAGGCCGGTAAAAAATACTTTTCAGACCCTGACTATTTGGCTGGGTTGCCTTATGCAGAATTGGAAGAAGAAATAGCTAATTACTATGTAAGTCATATTAAAAATGGTTTAAGTTTTGGTTACATTATCAACATTCCAGACGGTAACTCATACACTCCAGAGGAAAAAGACCAAATCGAAAAGAAGATAAAACAGAATTTAATCGGTTCATCCAATGCGGGAAAGTTTGTTATTAACTTTAATGGCAGAGATACTGAAATTACAGTTACGGCAATAGATGTAAACGATGCTCACAAACAATGGGAATACCTGACAGCAGAAGCCAGACAACAACTATTGACTGCTCATAGGGTTACCAGTCCGATGTTGTTCGGGATTAAAGATAATACCGGATTAGGAAACAATGCCAATGAGTTAGATATTGCAGAGGAGCAACTAATGAAAAGGGTAGTACAACCTAAACAACGGATATTAATTGAGTCTTTAGAACAAATTGCAGAGTTTTACGGACTGGTTTTGAGGTTACGATTTAAACCGCTTACAGAACCAAAAGCAATACCAGAAACAGCGGTTAAGTTTTCAGATGCACACCCTGTTAAAATGCTGATTGATTTAGGTGAAGATATTAACTTTGATGAGTACTATATTGCAGCCGAGGATGAAGTTGATTACAACGAAAATATTGAGTTTACAAGTACCGGAACAGCCAGGCCAAACAGTAAATCAGAAGATGATTCAAAAGATATTTTAATCAGATATCGATATGTTGACCAAAGAGGCCGGAGCGGTGCAGACGGTGCCACAGGTGAAAGGGAATTTTGTAAGCAAATGATTCGCGCAAATAAACTATATCGCAAAGAGGATATTTTACAAATGGGTTCGCAATTAGTTAATCCAGGATTCGGGATGCACCCAAATCCAAATGAACCGTATTCGATTTGGTTATACAAAGGCGGTGGTTTACTTTCTGAAAAATATCCGAACGGAACTTGTAAACACAAATGGAACAGGGTAATATTTTTAAAGAAAGGGGTAAATGTAGATCCGAATTCACCATTAGCTGAAATCATATCAGTATCAGAAGCAAAAAGAAAAGGATTTAAAGTACCTGTTAATGAGCCAATAGTTGGATTGGCGCCACATGATGCAAAAATATAATCTTAAAATATAATAAAATGGGACAAAGAGGAGATATTAAAGAAGCGGGACAAGTCGGACATTTCGGGGCTATTACCGATTTAGCAACAACAGCATTTAATAATGGTGGAACACCGTTTAATATCAAAAATAACACGATAACGACAATTGATTTGACAGTAACACCGGCGGGCGGCGGGTCTGCTACTGCTATGAAATGTTATCCGGGTTGGAATGTTGAAATAGTTGCAGAAATAGCGATAAACGCAGCAATTGGAGATACTGATTTGACATGGGGATCT